CACTTTCGCTCATGTTTAAATACTTGGCCGCTTGTTTTATTGTTAGTGTTTCGCCCATTTAGCCTCCAAATAAAAATACACCATTAGGAGACTTGGTGACTTGGTGCATTAAATAATCTGCGTAAAGATTGTTCTCGCATGGGGTGATAACCGTCCTACGCTTACTTTTTTCAAGTCGCATTTGGATTTCTCTGAGCGGCAATAAATTCCATTCGTCCCCCCTGGATTCCGCCTCTTTTACGCATTCGCTTATATACCAGTAATCCCATTTCCAACGGGTCACTGGCGTCCCCATATTTGATTTTGGCGTTGGAGAAGTGACTCTACCAGTAGCTGTTGTAAAGCAAGCATTACAAATTGCCGGAAGCAATTTACTGTGATCGTAGTCTAGTATTTCCGGCTGTTTCTTTTTTCTCATAACTCATCACCCAACATATACGCTAGCGAATTTGGATCTACCTGAAACTGATAGAAAAACTTATTCGAATTTGCTTCTTTTGAAGTGGATATTTGGGTTTGTCCTTTACTTTGCGGTAACGCCTCTTTTGGGATTAGGATTAAATCAAAAGGACCGTTGGCGCGTTTTTGTTTATCATGACAAAGGAAAAGGCAGTAAAAATCTGCTCTCTCGTCATCATATTTCGGGTATTTGAAATCAAAGAATGATTGTCCGCTATCTCTTCTGGTGATTGCTGTTATTTCTTTTACATCAACGGTTTTTTCATTCACGATAAAATCAAAAATAGGATTGCATTCGCGATAATCCTCGTTCATATCCACTGCGCCGGGAACGAGTTGCTTAAATTTCATTTCCCCCGTTGTTCCCGAGTTAGATCGGGTTATATATCGGCTTTCGCGGTATTCGTGCCAGCGTGGAGAGTAGCCCAATTTTTCAACCGTTTTGGCAACAACCCAGACGGTTAAGCCAAGATCCTCACACATATACTGCAAATTTCCATTAAAGCGAAAATACGCATCCATAACGCGATATTCGGTGCTTTCTGTTTGTTTGATAAATGAGTGTTTTTTGAGGCACAGATACACAACGCCAGCTGTGATTTTGGGCTTTACCGCGTATTGATGAAAAGGGAAGTCATTGATTGACTTGTAGTCTTTGTAATTCGACTTCGCCCAGTCTAAGATAATTCGTTCTCGTGGATCATTTTCCGAAAAACCGCCGATATTATTTACGTTTTTTACGGCTTTAGCGGATGCCAATACTTCCCTTATCGGCATAGTCGGCACATTTGCTTGTCGCTCGTGATATTCGTTAAGATTCTCGCGCATTTTCCCTAAACGATTGCTGGTTTTTTTTATTTCCTGCTTTAACACGTTCGCAATAACGCGTTCCGTTTTTACCTCGGATATTTGATTAATTTGCATTTTTTACCCCCATACCTAAACGCCGTAATGGCTCTGCCTGTAATAATCGATCAACTTTATTTGAGCCGTACTCCATTCTTAATTCTTCTGCTCTCAACGATATTTCCGCACCTCTTAAAATGGTGTCACTAATCTTTGTAATGGCTTGCGCCTTTTGGACTTCTTTTTCCACATCCTCAGCTTTTAAAGCGGGATCATTAAGACGCTCAAGCGCGTCAAAAAGATAATCTGATAAGTTTTTTTGACTCATTTTGCACCTACTTTGCTACACACTGCGTAATATTTTGCTGTGTCAAATAGCACAGATACTCAGCGTTTGGCATAAACAAAATACCTTGGATTTTGTCTGTGTTGTAAATTAAATAAGTAAGCATATTTACTCCAATAAAAAACCGCCCTTTCGGACGGCTTGAATTAATCATCTAAAGCATTTTTCATGGCATCTAGCCATGCTTGGGCGTCAGATTTGGTGCGAAAATAATTGCCATCGCCGGTTAAAGCGTGGTTAGATTTAATTTTGTGAGACACTTGTAAATCAGCACCTACCTTATCAATAAACCAAAATTTATCATTAGGTTTAGGCTTAAACGGCTTAGGTAGCGTAACGGTGATTGTGTTGGATTTTGGCGCTAGGACATCCAGGTATATTCCAGGGCACCCAAAGTCTTCGCTCCACGCAACATAAGAATCACTTTTCTCACTACCCAATAAGTAACTACCATCTTTAGCTTTGCCGATGATGATATATACATCTCGCCCGTCAAGACTAACTTTTAAATCTTCCTGATACGCCTTTTCCAGCACCTGTTCGGATGTTAATTCTGGCTCTTCATACATGCCGACAATCTGATAATCATAGAATGAGAGATTATTTCCATCCTCGCTCCAGCGTGTCAGTAAATAATTGCTTTTGTTAAACATGATTATCCCGACAAGAGGAGCATCATCATCAACACCAAACTCTCTAACATCTTTAAAAATATGGATGATATACCCATTTTTACTTACGCACGGTTTGCCCGCTAAGGCTTCCTTTAAATCAAACGGTTTCATAAATTCTCCTTAAAACAAAAGACGCTCACTTGGAGCGTCTTTGGGGTTGGTTAAATACTGCTGTGTTACTTGGTAAATATCCTTAATTAATTCAAGCGGGATATTTGACCGCTCGTTATAGCTTTTCGCAAAATCTCCCCATTGTTGCAATGCTTTTGATTGTCGATCGTGCTTTAAATGTAGATTGATATTGCTTTTAAATCTAGTTGGCTTTTTGAGTGGATAACCGTAACAGTTGTAGTGGGCTAAATTATCAAACGGTATTGCAAAGCTCAAAATGTCGCTAATGTAATGCCAAATACGACTACTGGCCGGATTTTCGATTACATAGACTTTTGGCTTGTACCGCTTAATGATCTCGATTGTATTGTATATACACAACTCACCATTAACCCGATTAAAAAACGAGCGGTCATACTTAAACTGGACGTGTGGTAAATCATAGTCTTTGCGGCTCCGCACGGTAAATTTAGACAATTCACGGTTTACGGCGCCCGTTTCCTGTTTCCAACTTGCATTACCACCCCACATAGCACTAGCAACAGACCAACTTTCACACGGCGGACTGGCAATAATTAAATCTGGTCGTGGTAACTTATCAAGTGTATCAAACAGGATATTATTACCAAACATCCTAGAATAATCAGCCAAATTCAGGTTGATAAAATGGTCGTTTTTATTTTCGATGTCGATGCCAACGGGATATATATCTATTGCATTGCATTGCATTGCAGCTTGAGTATAGCACCCATTACCGCTATCAAATAAAGCCCAAACAACCATTAATCGCTCCGTTTTTTGTAATTCACCACCGGCAACACATTAACCAGTGGTCGAGGTGAGTTGTAATCTTGCGGTGCATTAAATTGACTTTTAGCCCACTCAACAAAATTATTTACGTAGTTATTAACTACCGCAGGATAGTTTGCTGATTCCGCTGTCCGGATAATGTCATTTCGCAACTCAGAGCCAAACATAAGCCAACTGTATTTAGCGTCATCTAACGCACGTGTAACAGACGATGGGTCACCGCTATTCATCCGCACATAAAAATAACACCCAAAAATATCTACAAATCTTGAGTAGGGGATATTTATATTGATTTCACTCATTATCAACCTCCACAAACTCCCCGTAGCTATCTAGCGTGTACCATGTGTCGGCTTTAATATTGTTTTCACCAACTTTTGATGCCTTAATATGGATTAAATCTCCATCATCATTGCGATACACACAAACAATCGCGCCATCGATACCAGCCTTAGCTTTAGATTGCCAACCAAGCGCAACAGCTATAGATTGTTTGCCGGATACTTCCGCAGCGGAATAATCGCCCGTGTTGGTCGCAGCGGACTGAAAGCCCGTGTTGGTCGCAGCGGACTGAAAGCCCGTGTTGGATACCTTGGCGGCATTCCAATCAACTTTACCTTTTATCCATTCAACGGCTTTTTTTACCATTTCCGGCAAGTTAATTTCGGTTTCGATTGTGATTTTTGCTGACGCAATTTTGCTATCATCACCATCTTTCGAAATTTTCCCACTTGCTTTAACTACAGCGAACTTACTTTCACATGGAGCATAGTAGCCAAAAACATCAAGTGGATATTCGCAAGAATGAAATCCACTCTCACAAGCCTTAACATCACCTTTATGCTCATACATTTTACCCATCTCATACTGATAACCGCGGCAAGTCCAATCTTGGTTAAATCCTTTATAGGCAATAATTTCTTTGTTTTCTTCACTCATTTTTATCTCTCTATTTTGGATAATAAAAAGCCCTCGTAGTGAGGGCCGTTGTTGGTGTTTAAGGATTGCGATGTTTAATAGTCATCTTCGTGATAATTTGTCTCAACGACAAATCCATCTTCATCTATCAACTGATAACCAATTTCTTCGCCGTCACCGCCATAAATAGGCTTTCTGTATAACTCACCTGACATATTTAACTCCTTAACTCAGAAAGGGATGTCATCGTTAAAATCATCCACACTTTCCGCCTGTTGTTTTGGCTTACCGCTGGTGGACGGTCTATCTTGATTATCACCGCTTTGCCGGCTGTCTAACATTTGTAAAACATCGCCTTGGATTTCTGTGGTGTAGCGGTCTTGCCCGTTTTGGTCTTGCCATTTGCGGGTTTTTAAACGCCCTTCAACATAGACTTTAGAGCCTTTGCGCAGGTATTCGCCTGCAACTTCTGCCTGACGGCGATAGAACACAATAGAGTGCCACTCTGTTTGTGTTTTGCGTTCGCCGGTGTTTTTATCCGTCCAACTCTCACTTGTGGCCACACTGATTTTTGTCACCATATCGCCGTTTGGCATTGTGCGGATTTCAGGGTCATTACCCAAGTTGCCGACAATAATTACTTTGTTTATTCCTGCCATGTTTATCACCTTTGGGTTTATTTATTATTATCTGTTTCTGTTTTATCGACTAAAGCATTTAAATCATTTGCCTTGTAATCAACATCGAACCAGTCTTCAATATTACTCATGCCATCTTTTAAAGATTGTGAAATCTTTCTTAGCTGGACGATTTGAGCTGGTCTTAATGATTCAAAGCGGCACTGATAACGTTTTGCGATCATGTCGGTTGTTACCCCGAAATGTTCGCTAAAATAATCAGCCATCTTCTTCAACCCCTCTTGTGAGGTGTCTGCAT